AAATCAGAATATAATTTTTGTGCTGCTTTAGTATCAAAGCCAATACCATTAGCCATCATTTCAGTACATAATAATTGTACATCGTGTTCTAACTTTAAAGCTTCTTCTGAATATTCTTTGCTTAATATTTTATTATATAATGTATGTGTAACCTCCACATCTTGTTGACAATATACAAGCATTTCAGGTGTAAACGTTTCCCAAGATTGTGGCTTTTCACCTTTGTACATTTTAAGTCTATAACCCCAAGCTTTTAAAGATTGAGAACCAATTAAATTTTTTGGAAAATCTGTATGAATTAATTTAAAATCAATTTCTTTAATATGTGCGTATATTAAACGGCATGCTACTAGTGTATCAAACAGTTCTGCTTTAGGTTTAAACTTTAATATTTTTTCTATTACAGGAATATCAAATGCTATAATGTTATGACCAATTAACATTTTTGCATTTTTAATTTTTTCAATACATACATTTAAGTCTGTAAAGATTTCATTTGTGTTAATATCTTTTATTACTATGCAATGTATTTTAGTAACTTTGTCTAATAAATTATCACATTCTAAGTCTAATATATAATGCATTAATTTAAACTCACATATCTAACTTCAACTAGGAAAGCATACCTGCTTACTGTTGAAAGTATTTCTAACATATCCATAATTTGTTCTGCGTCCTCTATTCTATATACATACAGTTGTTGTATTTTGTTTTCGTTTTTAGCTGCTGTAATCGCTTTGCCAATTTGCCTCAGGATGTAATCATTCCACGCAACACCATAATAATCAAATTTCTTCATGCTCTTGCAAACGGCCTGTGGTTGGGTCATAGTTTATTCTACCACATAAACCTGTTTCACCGGACCAACGGTTTTTTAAAACTCTTACTGATGTAAGATTTTGTGTTTTTGCTGATTGCTGATTTCGTTCTAACCCAAGTACAATATCACTAAGTTGTGCTATTCCATGACTACCACGTAGTTGGCCTAATGAAGTTGATGCGCCTTCTTCGTGACCTTTATCATTAAACGTTCTTCTTAAATGACTAACTACTATTAAACCTATTCCAGTTTCTGATACTAATGATCTTAAACCAGTCATGATAGCATCTAAATTTCTTCGCTCATCTCCACTTTCATTACCTGAAATAACAATACTTAAATGATCTAAAAATATATATTCACATTGTAAAGCTTTAGCTAAGTATCTTATTTTTGAAATTAAATGTCCTTGTTCTAAAGAACCAAAATGATTGTATAATAATACATTACCATTATTAAATAAGTTTTTAAAAGATGAAGTAAGTTTTTTCTTATCAATTTTTTCTGTTGTTAAATGTAAAGGTGTGTTTAATTCTAAACTTAATAAACTTTCAGCAGATTTTTGTATACTTTCTTCTAATGCAATATATCCAATTTTCTTTTTTTCTTTTATTAAATGATAAGCTAGCTCACGACAAAATTGACTTTTTCCAATCCCTGTTCCTGCTGTAACTGTAACTAATTCACCTTTACGCAAACCTTTAGTTTTAATATTTATAGATGGAAACGGATAATTAATTGTTTCTACAACTTCTTTATTAACAACTTTATCTAATAATTCTGATGCTTCTACTATACCATCTGGTCTAAATACTTTTGCGTCCCACAAACAATTTAAAAGTTCTTTAGTTCTATCTGCTACTAACATTTCGTTAGCGTCTTTCATTGGAAGTGTTGCTATCTTAGCTTGGCCTGGTTGAAATAATTCTGCTACTTGTTTGGCTGCTTTTATTCCAGGTTCATCTTGGTCAAAGCAAATTATAATTTCATCGTAGCTTGATAAAAATTCGAGAGATTTAGTAACATCTTTAACAGCTGAATGAGCACCATTTTTTAAAGATACACATGGCCATTGATTACCATATACTTGACTAACACTAAGACAATCTAATTCACCTTCAACAAGCGTTAATCTTTTTCCAGAATTTCTAAATAGTTGTTCACCAAATAAACCTGTATTTTTAGCATCACCTAACCACGAAAATCTTTTATCTTTAAATCTTAATTTATAAGCACCATTGCCATAATCAGCTACATGTACTAATTCATTTTTGTATTTAGCAAATTTGTAATTATACTTTTTGCAAGTATCAATTTTAATTTTTCTAGAAATTATTGGTTTGTATTCTTGTTCTGTAAGTTCAATCATATTTGTATTTTGTGTTATTGGAGTTTGTTGCTCGGCGTGTTCGTAGTATTGACAACCAAAACAATATGCATGGTTATCATCATAGCGAGCTAAGTTGTCCTTTGAATTACACGATGGACAAGGTTCGTGTCTTAAAAATTTTGCGGAAGTTTCCATATTACCTTTCTTAAATTTGAAATGCGAGCGAGGATATTTGTATTACTTCAAAGCTATGTAATGCTTAATCAAGTTAATAAGATTACGGTTTGAAATAATTACGCGTCCTCGTCGCAGTTCACTTTTCTCCAAGGTAGACCGCTAGGTCATCAAGGCGGTATTAAATATTACCCTTTAACGCGCATTTTATTTGGTTTACAAATCATATCGAAAGGCAAAATGATTGTAGGTCTTCACCTACTATGACTGCATACCATCTAAAACTAATTGTTTTGTAGTTTCTTCAAGTGTATTTTTTAACAAACCTGTATCATTTTTTAATTCAGGCTTTTTAAAATTTTTACCTTTAACCATGTCTGGCATATTGAATGGATTAGATCGTACTAAATTAATACCAGGAGTTTTTGACATATTTGAATTATGTATATTTTTCCAAGCTTTATTTGTGTTGCATTGAAAAGCTTCTAATGTTCCTAAAGCTACAACTATAGTGTCAATTAAACCGTCTAATACTTCTACTCCATCTTTTTTATAATAAGCATCTAAAGTTTCGTCTACTTCTTCTTTAAGTAAATCTAATCTAAACTTTAAATATTTTTTTAAAGCAGATTTATTATTTTTATTTTTTGTAATAAATTCGGTAACTTGAAATTTGTCTTGTAGTTCTTTTATATTATCTAACACGTTATTCCTTTAATAAATATTTTATATTGTTGTTATATTTGTAATTCATAATATCCAAATGCTCCGGCAAAAAAGTATACAAACTATCTTGTGGTTTAAATGTATACGCTGGCGAATGGTATACGGTATTTTTTAATTGAGTTTCAACATTTTCAAAATGTTCTCGGTAAATGTGCGCATCACCAACAACCATTTTAATATTTTGTGGTTGTAAGTTTGCTAAGCTTGCGAAACTTAAAAGCATCACGCAAGCTAAAATTATATCAGATGGAATACCAATCATCCAATCACCGGACCTTTGGTTCCACAAAAGATTTAAGTTAATTCCATCACTCCAAAATTGATAACTGTAATGACAACAAGGTAAATCAACTTTAGATAAATTTGATGGGTCCCAACCAGAAATTAATAATCTTCTGCTTGTTGGGTTTGTTTTTAATTCATTTAATACTTGTTCATATTGATTTACTCCTCCCCAATTAATCCATTTGTTTCCATAATCAACATTAATATCACCATCAACGTCAGCCCATTGGTTCCAATAATTACAATTAAATTCTTTAAATGTATTAATATGTTTTGGTTGTCTAACAAATGCAGCGTATTCGCCTAAAGCACTTTTATAAAAAATTTGTCTTGATGTTAGTAAAGGAAAATATTGTGAAATATTAAAATCTAAAGTTTGAAATGGTAAACGTTTTGTAACACCGTTTCTGCCTGATTGTACAATACCTTTTTGTAGAATATTTGAGGCTACTGCTAAGTAATCTAATTCTACACTACTCACAATATTAATCTCTTAATTTTATGTTTTTGCAACTATAAACGTGCAAAACACCTCTATCATCTTCAACAACAACTCTTATTGCATTTGAAAGTTTTGGAAATATGGAAACAATTGTACCATCAAAAGTATAATCACCTCCAACTTTTGAAACTTTGTCTCCTACTTTAAAAGTATTTTCATTTGACATATTTACCTCTTGTTTTTTGTTTTTAAGATACGCAGCAAACATGCATGCATAAACTGCCATATCCATTAATGTATCGTCTAAAGCTTCAAAGTTTGTTTTTTGATTGCCTTCAACAATATTTCTCATTCTTAAATATTTAGTGTGCAACATGTGAGCATAAGATTTTTCTTTGTACGGAAAGTAATCAACTTCTTTCCACGTGCTGCCTTGATAGTCTTGAGATTTTTTCTTTTTTAATTCAGCGGCTTCTATTAATAGTTGTTCTGCAGTAATCATTATTTTTGTTCGTAAATTTCTTTTTTAATAAATTCGTCAGTGTTGTTTTCTGCGTAATTAAAAATTGTAAAATATGGAAACATGTTTTTAAGCAATACATACCCATCATAAACTTTGCCCATTTGTTCAAATGTAATATCTGTATTATTACGCTCTTCAAATCGCGCTAAAACTTTAGCTTTAGGTGGCAAGCACAATATAAATTTTGTATTGACATCATTTCTTCTAGCTTCTTCTTCCATTTGATTTACATTATAGACAGGACCACTTCTAAAAACTGTTCCGTAAATTAATTCAGTTGGCCAATGCCTATCAATAATTACATTAGTTAATTTTAAACTTTCTTTATGTGGACCGTAGGCGTGCTTGTACAAACCATGATGTATATAAAGATAATCAGTTAATTTTGTTTTTAATGCTTCTGCTAATGTAGTTTTGCCTGCGCAATCTGGTCCTTCTAAAATAATTTTCATATTCCTAACTCTCTTATTGTTGATTTTATTTGTAGTTGTCCGTACTTAAGTATTAAGTCGTTAACTAATTTGTTTAATGCTTTTGTTTGTAATTCGTTAAATTTATGATGGCCTACTAAAGCTATTCCAATAGTCTCACCTTTATCATCATCTAAATTAAAACCTATTTGATCGACTGGTCTTCCCTTTTTTACATCACCATCAATTGTAATTATAAAATGAAAACCTATTCCTAATAATCCAGATTTTCGATGCTGCGCATCTATTTGTTCTTTAGTAACATCTAAATTTGTAGGTGTTTTTGTTGAGTCTATAAAAATATACTTAGTCGACTGACGGTTTTTTAGGCCTGACGTCTGCTTCAGCAATCCACTCTTTTGGTATTGTTTCTTTTGCATACTTAAATCCATTTGTTTGACACCACTTAGCGTAAGTAGTTTTTGATATTTTACTGATACGTTGATTTGGGTTTGAAAATACAAATCTAATATCAATCGCTGGGTATTGAGCTTTAACTGAAAGATGTTTTTGTCTATCTTTAGTTAAAAATCTGCCTTTCGCTTCAATGACAATGCCGTTAGGCAAAACAAAATCTGGCGTGTATCTAGAATTTTTTGCTGGTCTTAAGTATCTAATTGTAAATGTTTCATAACTTACAGGAACGCCTAGCTTTTTTAATTGCTGAGCTATGCGTTCCTCAAGTCCACTTCTAAATAAAGTCTTCTTT